CGGATGCGATCGACCGAACCCAACCCGACCGGCGTCTACGCGTTCCGCCCGACCGACGATTGCCGATACATCACCTACGCCTACCGGACCGACCGGCCGTTCGACTCGGACCTCCACCCAGTCCACGACCACCAGTTCCAGTCCGACGCCGCACGCAACGCGAAGTCGAAGCAGCGACGCGAGACGAAGGCGAAGGCCGAGGCGAAGGCAGCCTGCACGCTCACCCCGACGTCGATCGACGGGATCTACCTCACCGGCAACGGTGACCTGGTCCGCCTCGTCCCGGTCGAGATCGTCGACGCATGACCAGCGGCTTCTGCTTCGAGTGTGGCCGGGACCAACCCGGCGACCACCTGGGCTGGTGCTCGTCGAACGTCCCGACCCCGGTCGACTTCACCGAGTCGACCCGGCACGCTCGCACCACCGACCCGGCCACCTCGAAGCTCGCCGCCGCTACACTCACCCACGACCTAACCGACCACCACCGAGCCGTCCTCGACTGGCTCACCGAACACGGACCCGCGACCGACGACCAGATCGCCCAAGCGATGGTCGACCTCGACCTCACCACCCGGACCGAGACTGCTCGCCGCTGGGTCCGCACCCTCCGAGAAGAACACCATCGGATCGTCCCGGCCGTCCGGCACGGCGACCAGATCCAACTCCCCAACCCATCCGGCCGTCTCGCTCTCGCATGGACGACCACCGAACGAAAGACCAACCCATGACCACCGACAAGAGTTTCGTCTCCGCCCAGATGGACACCGACCTCATCAAGGCGCTCGGCAAGTACGCCGAGACCGAAGGCATCACCCGCTCGGCCGCCGTCCGTCGAGCGATCGAACAGCTCCTCGACACGAAGGCGGCGTGACGTACTGGCACGCGCTCGCCGCCCTCGGCGGGCTGGTCGTGTACCTCGCCGCTCTCGTGGCGTGGGCGCATCACCAGGACCGCCGGGGGCAGTAGTGTCGGAGCGTGGCCGACGACGTCGAAGGGTACGAGTGCAAGTGGTGCGGCGACCTCGCGGTCGGCTGGTACTTCTGCTCGCAGTCGTGTCGGCTGGCGTGGCGTGACTCGGCGAACCGGCCCGAGCGACTCGGGGAACCGAAGCCGCTCCGACGCCACGCCTGACCCGTCAAAAATATTTCTCGAGAATCTTGCCCGAAAGGCTTGCGCTAGTTGTCAACCCACGGCATAATGAACACATGCACAGCAACGAAGTCACCACCGCAACCGAAACCGCCGAGGATGGATTCATGTTCATCCGGACCCTCTCAACCGGCAAGATCCACGGCTCATACGATCACCCAGACCTCGCTAACTGCGGCTCAACCCGTCGGGCGGTGCAGGTCAGCATTGACGAAGCGCTCGCCGGTGAGCAGTGCACCAAGTGCTTCGGCAATGACGGCGAAGGCGTCGAGCGGTCGATTGAGATCCACTTCGGATAAAAAGACGACCGACGGCATCGAACTCCCCCGCCTGATCGACCCACACCGACGACACCGCCCCGGCCACCTGGTCGGGGCGGTTGTCGTTTTCACACGATGCGAATGTCGCCGACCTTCCCATCGTCGACGTCGATCGTGACCGACCCCGAACGACGCGCACCCGCCCCGGCCGTCTCGGCGTACTGCGGCGACCCGGCATCCTCGCTCGGGCACTGGACCCAGGTGCGAGGCCCGAGCCACTCGTGACGGAACGAGTGGTAGTGGCCGGAGATGAGCAGGTCGGCCGCACCGATCGGGCGATGGTTCCCGGCCTGCTTGTCGTGCCACGCTTGCGCCTTGCCCTGGCCGCCGACCTGGTGGCCGTGGAACAACCCGACCCGGACGTCGGCGATCTCGACGCACACCGTCAGGTCGTCGCCAGGCACCGCCCAGGAGACGTGGCCGTACGCGTCGATATCCATGCACGCCCAGCGGCAGTCGTCGATCGCGGCGATGTCGACGTTGTCGCCCACGAGGGCGTCGCGCTTCCCGAGGCGATGCTCGCCGTGGTTCCCTGGCACCGCCGCGACCGTGACGATCTCGGCGAGGGTGGACGCCTTGTCGATGATCGCCATCGCCGCCTCGCGCACGATCGCTCGCTGGTCGCGGTCATGCATCTCGACCGAGTAGGTCTGCTGGCTGCCGTAGAAGTGGGCGCACGCCTCGACGAGGTCACCGCCGAACGCCACGAGGATCTCGCCTGGCTTCCCAGCCCGACGCCATGACTCCTCGAATCGGTTCGGCAACTCGCCGAGCGTCTCGAGGACATGGTCGATCGTCCCCGCCTTTCCGACCTGCCAGTCCGACGTCGCCCATATCTGCCCGCCTGGGGACGCTGAGAGCCTCGTGGAGCGCTTCCGGCGTCGTAGCGTGGCGATGAGGTCGTCGAGATCAGCGAACGCCTTAGAACGGCGCACAGCGGTGATGCGGTAATACCAGCACCATCCGCCGTCGGCCTTCTGCTGCCACTTGCGGACCTGGAGGCTGCCAGGCTTGATCGCCCACTCGTCGGGGTCCAGCCGCATCTCGGCGAGGATGGTCGCCTCGTCGGGATCGATCGCTTCAGTCGTGGCGAGGCCAGTAAACTCCGCGACGCCTGTGGCGTGATTGACGAGATGGCCTGGCTCCCATCCTGGAGGGGGACGGTCTGGTCCATTGTGATGGGCGACGAGACCAGTGAAGTCCTCAGCCGCGGACATGGTCTCGCCATCGGATGAGGGACGAGTAGCCGATGTCGATCCCGACCTCTCGAAGACTGCGATGGATCGCCGCGAGCGATGCTGACTCGTCGACGAGCGCTTCGTTCACTGCGTCGAGCAGATCTGGATCCTCGACCTCGAGTTGCGTCATGATCTGGGTGTAGCTAGGTCGTCTCGTCGGCGATATGCCCGTCGTGAACTTTTCGGCCTTCGACACGATGCGCCTCCAGATGATCGTCGAGCCGTTCGGATACTTGCTCGACGCGGTCCAGCGTAATCGCCGAGCGTTCGTCGACGCGGGATAGCAGCGCGAGCGACCGCCCGTGCTGCTCTTCGTTCTCGTGTCGTAGCTGCCGAAACTGGAACGCCGCGGTCAGGCTGATGCCTGCCAGCATGAAAACGCCCGAGACGATCGCGACCCAGATCTCCATCGGTCAGCCGAGCAGCGCCGCCCACGTCGCTGGGCCGACGATCCCGTCGGCGGTGAGACCGTTCGCCGACTGGAACATTCGGACAGCCTTGAGGGTGGCGGGTCCGAACGCGCCGTCGTTCGTGAGCGTGTAGCCCTTGTTGGTTAGCTGCGTCTGCATGAACTCGACGACCGCTCCACGCTGCCCACGCTTCACGATCGTCTTGCGGCACGCCTCGACGAACTTCGCCACCTCGGCGAGGACGTTCTCGGGTTCGGGCTTCGGGAGGTCACCGGTGCCGTCGGGCATCGGACCATCGACCCAGCCCTGCGACGTCAACGCCTGAACGTGCCACCACTCTGTACGCACCGTGGCCGCGAGGCCATATCGTTCGAGGAACGGGTGGACCTCGGCTCGGGCCTGCGCTCGGGTCCGATTCCACGGACGCTTCAGATCGACGGCGTGGCCGTACCCGTCGCCCTGGACCATGTGCCACGAACCCTTCGGGGTCCAGTCGTACGGGAACCCAGCACCAGTTCGCAGGGTGCGGTTCGGGTTGGCTGCCAGGTTGCCGCGGCCTGCCTTGTAGGCGGCATAGAGCCGTTCCTGCTTCGCACGATCTCGGACGGCGGGATAGGTGCCGTACTTGCTGAGCTTCGGCTCGGCCAGCAGCAGCCGAACTCGATGCGCGAGGACGGGATGGACCCCTCGAAGGTTCGAGTCGAGCGACATCAGTCGAGCAGGTCGTCGTCGGTGCCGACCTTCGGCACCCGCACAAGTGCGCCGTCGGCGTTGCCGATCGGTCCGGCGGTAGCCGCGACCACCTTCAGGAAGCTCACGACAGCGGCCATGCCACCCGCAGCGAGCATCTCGACGAAGTTGGCGGAGGGTCCGACGTCGACGCCGTTCGCCGACACGAGCGCGACGATGGTCGCCGCGCCGGTCGACAGGCTGCGTTCGAGGGCGTCGATCCAGAAGGTCGAAGATCTCAACATGGCCGACAGGCTAGTCGCCGTCGTCTTCTCGATCTAGGGCGACCGAGACCATGTGCATCACGAACGCGACGCAGGTGATGATCGCGGCGTAGCGGAACGTGTCGCTGCCGGGTGGCAGCGTGGCGAGGATGTACGCGGACCCGGCGAGGGTCCAGGACAGGATGAAGATCTCCCGGATGTATCTCATCGGCGGTTCTTTCGAGTCG